CCTCCAAAGGTTGAGCCTGGTAAACAGACCTCTCGTCCAGAGACTCCTAAGGTTGAGCCTGGTAAACAGACCTCTCGTCCAGAGACTCCTAAGGTTGAGCCTGGTAAACAGACCTCTCGTCCAGAGACTACCGCACCTCCAAAGGTTGAACCTACTAAACCGACCTCTCGTCCAGAGACTCCTAAGGTTGAGCCTGGTAAACAGACGTCTCGTCCAGAGACTACCGCACCTCCAAAGGTTGAACCTACTAAACCGACCTCTCCCGTTTCTAAACCGCTTCAACCCGAAGATGAATATTTGCGTAAATTAGAAGATAAACGTTTCCGCCAGATTCTCGGCCAATGGTATAGGGTAGGTGTTCCATCAAAACTATATTCAGATTTTGCTGCATGGCGTGCCTGTGAAATCATAACAATTTATAGTCATAACCAAAACTACTTTTTCAAAGAAATGAATAATATTGGAAATAGAACGTATGAAATGAAAGATACTCCTATGACAAGTGTTGATAAGAAGAATAATCTATTTAAAATTAATAATGATGTTCACGCATATAAAATGGTAATGTTAGAAGGGAAAAACTATAAAATGAAATTGTTTGAATTGACAAATATTAGTAATCAAACCGAAGGTGTTCAATTCTATGCGGAGAGACTTGTAGATAAACAGATATTATCTAAAGTTTTTACAGAACACTATGTAAAGTTAGATACTGTAGCTATTGAACAATTTTGTTACAGTGATTAATTTATAGATAACTATATGTTTTTTATCTAAAAATTAAAATAATGCCATCAAATATATATGAATAAAAAGAAATATAATATATTAATTACAGGATACTATTTTAAACAAAACTATGGTGATGAATTATTATTAGATGTAGCTAAAAAGTTAATAACGCCAAAATATATTACAAATTATAATTTTAATACACAAATTTTAGGAATTGATGGAATTCATAAAAATAATATTCCAGAACTTTCTGAGTGGGCTGACAAAATTGTTCTATTTGGTGGAGAAGTAATTAATGATTATTTTTTAGATAAACTAATATGTTTGAAACAATATGCTCTCAATAATTATAAGAAAAATATACATTTATATGCTATTGGTGTTAGTTGTAATACTGACTATAATCATATTAAAAATAAACTGAATATTTTCGAAGTTATTATCTTTAGAAATAATAAAGATTATGTAGAATTTTTGCCTATATTAACTAATTATTTTAGTAAATCATTACCAGACCCAGTTTTTTTACTAAAACATGAAAAAAATAGTAGTATTTTATCTAAATTATCAAAAAAAGAAAAAACTATTTCTGTAGCTTTTTTTTTAAGCCAAACAGTGAAACCAACTAAGGAATATATTACGAATATAGCAAATCTAATAAGACATTGGCAGTTTGTAGGAGCAAAAATATATTTAATGACAATGTGTTATAATAATAGTAGCACAGAAAATGATATACTGATCAATTCAGCGGTATATGAACAATTAAATCATTCTGAAAGAGAAAATATAACATATCTTGATAAACCGAATCAAATATTTCATTATTTAGATAAAGTAGATTATGCTGTTTGTTGGAGGTTTCATGCCCACATATTTTGTATCCAATATAATATACCATTTTTATCTATTTCTAACACACCTAAAGTATTGAATTTATTACATGAAAATAATCTACATCATTTAAGTTATGTTGAAAAAGATTTAACAAGCGGTATCAACTATGTAATACAAAATCAATCTAATATTCAAAAACAATTACATATTTTATCTACTAAATTAAAATCAGAAGCACAACATTATAAAAAATTGGAATCTTTTCTATTTAAAGAACGTAACACACCGCGATTTTATATTGATACTACCAATCAATTACTCTATACAACTATAAATGATATATACATGTCTCAATATAAACAAAATAATCACGATTTTAATTCTAAATTACTAATATATTTAATAACTGGAAAAACAAATAGTGAGTATCAATGGGGTCTTATGAAAAAAATGGAAGAAGGTCATACACCTAATACACTTATAAAAGATATTGAATGGTTAATGAACGAACAAATAAAAAATGGAACAATATCATTTTATTATAAAATTGCTCATATATTAAAATTCGATAGTATTATTTTTGAAAAAAAAAAAAATAAATTTTTAAATATTCATTATATTGATCAAAATGATATGAAAGGTGTTCATCGCGCCGGATGGCAATACGTAATAAACCATATTGAAAAAGATTTATCTACATTTTATCCAGCTGCTATATTATGTGATCTATATATTGATAGAACATTTCATTGGAATTATGAGATAAATCAAAATTTAAATGTTATACCATACACTAAATCATGGATAGGATTTATTCATCATACTGGAAATACAACCTATTCTGAATATAACATTATTGAATTATTTAAAAAAGAATTATTTTTAAAAAGTCTATTATATTGTCAGGGACTTATTGTTCTTAGTAATTATCTAAGGGTTCAATTACAAATAGTATTAAAAAAATTTGGTTATACTCATATCAATGTTTTTTATTTACAGCATCCAACGGAAATTTTAGATGAAAGCAAATGTTTTGATTATAATAAATTTATTAGTATGTCAAGCAAACGTATTGTTCAAGTGGGAGCATGGTATAGAGATATTGGCGCTATTTTCAAGTTAACATTAGGTTCTAACCCTTTAAAATACAATAGATACGCGTTAAAAGGACCAAACATGGAATCCTATTATTCAATAAATAATAGTAATAAAATTCAAATCAGCCGAGATAAAGCAGTTCGTGGTGGCAATACATCATCGGTTCAATCGATTGTTTATGTTTTAGAAAGACCTGTTGAAATAATAGATAAATTAGATGATATTCGTTATGATGAATTACTTCAAACAAGTATTATTTTTATAAAACTTATTGATGCCAGTGCTGTTAATACAATTATTGAATGTATTGTTAGAAATACTCCTATACTTGTTAATCCATTAGATGCTGTAATTGAATATTTAGGTAAAGACTACCCATTTTATTATAATACATTAGATGAAGCAGCAAAAAAAGCAAATGACCCATATTTAATTAGAAAAACATATTTTTATCTCAAGAAAAAAGATAAAACTTTTTTATCTATTGAACATTTTATTAGTAGTATACGTAATCTGAAAATTTTTCAATCATTCATTTAACATTATAGCCCCAGATAAAGATTTATGACAAGTAGAACAGTTACTTTGATGACTATTTGCACAGCAAGTTAAGAAAGAACAATATGAACATTGATATATATTTTGAATTGGAAAAAGTTCTCTTGATAAAACCTCTGGACGCGCATCAATATTGATTTTTTTGACATCTCTATCCATAAATTCATAGGAACAATTCGTACATTTCAGGTGAAAGTTTTTCTGAATTAATTCAGTACAATTACATCTTGAACACCCATTGACATAAATTGGGGGATTCACAGTGTCATCCAAAAAGGTGTTTGTTTTTCTACATAATGGACATTTCTTACAACAACGACTATAACAATTTGCTTGACAAAAACTATGACCACAGGATAACGGTTTTAATAGTAAGTTATCCTGAAGACATACAGCGCATTCACCTATTCTTTGAAGTGTGGCTCCGCACCGATTACAAAAATTACTCTGGTCAGGATTATCTGACTTTCCGCAATTTTTACAACTCATCTTTTCTATACGTTATTCATATATGTTAAACAATATCAATACATCAAATTTTATGTATTCTAAGTCTAAAAATAGTTGTATTATCTAAAAAAATTTGATTGTATTTTTTATATTTTATCCAGGTAAATAGCGACCCTACCAGCAAAAGGATAAAGAAAATTATGACGACGACCAAGAGAAACTATCATCAGCGCGAAGATTTGGAATTCGTCTTGAAAACCATTGAACAGGCAAATGATACCGAATCATTGTTTGACCATAATCGACCGTTTGTTTACGGCGGCTATTTGAGAGACAAATTTCGAGATCAGCCATTTGACGACATGGATATATCCGTTTCATGTCTTGAAGTTGCTACACGATTCATTCAATATCTTGAAAAATCCAGCAGAATTATTTCGTTGGAAACAAAAATGTTCAATGATTCCGACATCCCAAGTGTCGATTACAAATGTTTCTCACTTGTCATTCAAACGCCAAGGACTGCCGCGTTGAAAATCGATATCACCTACTCACATGCATCAGCACTCGAAGAGAACTGCTTAGCTTTGTGTGATTTCACTGCCAATAACTTGATGGAGGACTCTGAAGGACGTCTCCAAACGAGAATCAAGGCTGCTCAAATTGGGATGGGCAAACAATTCAGTGAGAGTGCATGGTTAACAAAATGTATTCAGGATTGTATGGCAGGCAAGCTGGTTTGGATGATTCCAAACCGATTTTCAAAAATGTTGTCAGCATCATCCAGAAACGCATTCATGGAGAAAATGAACATGCGTTTGGAGAAAATGCTCAAAAAAGGATTCGTCGAAACGGGGGAATATCTTACTAGTTTTCGTCTTTTGAAATTACGACCTGTTTCCGAATTGCCCGCCGATGCCGATGCCAGTATGTGTGCGGTGTGCCATGAAAACTACAGTGAAACAGCTGATCAAGTTACAACTGTTGCTAAATGTTCTCACCACTTTCACAAAAACTGTATCGAAAAATGGATCAACAAAAAAAAAAAAGATCAAGTCCAAGAAGAACCGAAGTGTCCATGCTGCCGTCAGGAAATTGTGCTTTACTATTAAATGTATGTGTGCGTGTTTGTATAATGAGTAAATCTATTTTTTATTATGGAATATCTATATAAAGGTAATACAATCTCTATGTAGTATAAAATGAATAGCGTATACAAGTTAATAGACCCAGATAATCTATCTAATATATTGGAAATTCATGGTAGTTCTATTTTATATTTTAATGATAGAACCAATGGAACATTTTTTGATACATATGAAACTGTTAGAAAAAATAAATCCGCATCAAAATGTTATTATATTGACCATAATAAAATGTGGTATCAGCTAATGTATAAAGATCAATCTTTATTTCAATATTCATTTCATGGTAGTTTGATTCGACGTATTGAACATGTTCAACAAATATCTGACAAACAAATATGTGAATTAATAAAGATAGACGTTCATAGTGGAACTCCATCTACTGAAGCTATGCCTAATCCTATATATGATAAATGGGAAAAAGGTCTATTAACAGTATTAGAAAATGGAAGTATATCTGTTGATACTATTAAACGAATCATTTATAATACGGATAATATACCGAATCCTCCATATCTTGGCGGAAGATGGTTAATCAGTTTTATCCAGGGATTTACTAATAAATATCCAAAATATAAGGAACTAATTTTATAATGTGAAAAATATATTCTATATCTATTTCACATATATCTAATAAAAATGATTGTATTCCTAAAAAAATTTGATAGATAACTAAACATTTTTGTCTCATGTGACAAAAATCAAGAATGGCCGTTAGACCTGAATTAGCTACTTTGATGCGGGTGATTGAAGAACAACAAGACAAAATGCCAGAAGGTGAGTATTTGGCAGCAATGAACGCACTCGGAACACTCCATCGTCAATCAACGGTCTTTGTAGCAGCACCCGCAGCAGTTGTTCCGGCTCAGCCAATACAGCTGTTTGTCAGTGTTCCTGCTGTTGTTTCTGCGGAATTAGCGCAGATGAGTCTAGATGACCGAATAGGACTGGACCGATTAAAACTGATGTTTCCAGAACATTCGACGATGACCCCATCACAATGGATGTCCCTATCAGAAGAAGATCGAGACAGACTGAATCGAGAATCGGTTGATAGAATGGTGGATAGAAAGGAAACCCACCAAAGAAATCCTGACCCGAAGGTTTGTCCATTCATTGCCAGACATTCTGTCGGGTCTTGGAGGTATGGACCTCGATATGAGAATAACGAATGGACATGTGTTTGTGGATACAGTGGGAAAGTCAAAAACTGGAAAAAACACGAAGAGAGTGAACGCCATCAAGATTGGGCCAAACATAGGTTTGTTTCACGCCGAATGATTGAAAAAATGAAACGAACCATTGCGGATGATGAGGCTGGAGACTTTTTACCGTTCAAGCCATATTCAGAACGTCGGTCCGGGATTAGATGTTTTACTGTGTGCCAGGAAAGAAACGAATGGACTCATCCTGAATTGTACACGGATTTTTTCCGCACCGCAAATCCCGAAGGAAAATGGTTTGTCCATCGGAGAGAAGACTGGGCACGAATCTATGTTCAATAGTTGTATGAAATAAATAAATAAAATTGAAATTGTTTTTTTTTTATAATGTAATATTATAGTCTCAAAATGGAAGCAGGTGAAGGAATACAAAAAGAATTAAACACATTGGTCGATGTGCTTGAAGAAATCAAACACACCATTCCAGAAGGTCATTATTTACGTGGAATGAATGCTCTTGGGTCAATTCACAAACACAAACAGACTATGTTAGCTAGACCTCTTAGAGACGATGGTTTGTCTGGTTGGCAAACATTAGATGAAATTATGGACGAAAACACAGACCTTTATGACGAAATTATGACAGTTGCTGACCAAATCATAAGAGAATTATGTGGTGTTCAGGCGACAATTTATAATGATTCTAGTCACAATCTAATTCATCGCGGTGAAGAGAAAGAAATATTTAACAAGCTAATTCATTACAAGCCACAAGAAGGAAATGCTGGGTATGAAACTAGTCCAATGATACTTCATCACGCAATTCAAGTGATTATGGATCGTATCTTTCATGATACATATTATGAATTAGAAATTGTTCGGCCGGTCAGTTGTCAATGTGGATGGCGTGGAGCACAAGGAAATTGGGACAGACATATTTCAAATATGCGTCACCAGCGTTGGGTAAATGCCGAACTTGAACGAACAGCCCAAAAAAGGTTGGATGAAGCCCGACAAATGATTGTTGCTAGACGTGAAAAAGGTATAGTATATCTCAATGAATTACATTTTACGCCAGAATCAAAAATTGCTACTGTTGAAGCAATTGAAGAGGCAGAAGCTTCTGGCGAC